GATGAGCGCGAGGACGGGGAACCAGGCGTTGCCCTTGAAGGGCCAGCGGACGTAGATGCCGGCTGCGGTGATGCCGTCGACGAGGGGACGGGCGGCTTCGGGGATGCCGTGGCTGACCGGGTTGGGCTGGCTCTCCTGCTTGCTAGCTAGAGGGGTAGTAGTTGAGGGGTTAAGAGGGGTAGGGGTCCCGGATTCCGGGACACTGACGTCCCGGATTTCCTGACACTGAGACGCGTCAGTGTCCGCGTTTTCGGGACGCTGACCGTTCTTGTCAGTGTCAGGAGTTCTGGGACTCTGAGGCCGGTCAGTGTCCTGGTTTCCGGGACGCTGAGAGGGGGTGTCAGTGTCCGGGTTTTCCTGACACTGAGGCTCGGGGAACTTAGCGATCTGGTACTTGGCGGTGCCGTTCTTCTGGCCGGCCGCGAGCTTCGCCAGGACGCCCTTGGTGATGAGTGATTTGAGGACGGCGTACAGCTGCGATCGGCTGAGCTTGGCGCCGCGGAGGACCTCGGGCCGCTCGACGCTGTTCCACGTCACGCGGGTGTCGTCGTTGGCGTCCTCGGCCAGGACGACGAGAAGCAGCTTCTCCCGGTGCGTCAGGGCCAGGGGTGCACTGGTGAGCACCTCGACGATTAGGCGGATTCCCACGGTGTCTTCTCTCGCTGGGCTGCGGTGGGTGGGTGGTCTAGGCGGCGGGCCCGCGGGTCATGCGGCGGCTCTTTGCTGCTGGCTGCCGGTGAGGCGGTATCGGCGGTCGGCTGCGGCGTTTCCGGCGCGGCACGCGTCGCAGGGTGTCTCTCCGCGAGCGAGGTGTCGGCGGTACATGCGGGGCTCGCCGCACGTCGGCGCAGGTCGCTGTTGCTTTGGAGCCTGCGTCGGCTTGCCCGGCTTCCACCCGTTGGCTTTCCATCCGCGGACGGTCGACGGGTCTGTTCCAACGCGTCGGCTGATGTCGGCGAGGGTGAAACTGCGGGCGTCGAGGAGCTGCGCTGCGTGGATCTTTTCGGCGGGGGTGAGGCGGACCGGATCGCCGTTGAGGACTCGCTCAATGGCCACGTAGTCGAGATCCCGCTCGATGTCGTAGGTGTCCGTGGTGGAGGGGTAGTGGCGCTCTCGGGCGCCGGCGCCGACACGCATCCCGTTCATCACGCCGCCTTCCCCATGTCGCGGATGAGGTCGTGCACGTAGTCGCGGCTCATGCCGAGGCGGTCGGCGATCTCGTGCTCGGGCAGGTTGAAGGTGGCCAGGTGCTCGATTTCGGTACGCCGGAGTACGGCCAGCTCACGGCGGCCGATGCTCTCTTCGGTGGCGTCGCCGGTCTCGGGCAGAGCGTCCGGGTCGTCGATGTCGTCCCAGGCGGCCGGCCCGTACCAGCCGTTCCGGCGGGCGTCGTTCCTGGCTCGCACAGAGGGACCAGGTGTGCGGCTGAGCTGCCGGTACTTGCGGGCGACCGCGGTCGCGGTGACGGCGCGCACCCTCGACAGCTCTCCCCGGGCGATCTTGTTGAGGGCGGTCGGGTACATGCCGATCGATTCGGCGATGTAGGCGCCGGAGTAGCCGATGGCGATGAGTGCTCGGATGCGTCGGATGGTGCCGGTGGCGTTGACGTCTCGGTCGCCGCCGGGGGGCGGGCCGACGGGGATCGACAGGATGGCGAGCGCGATGCGCTTGGAGACGGTCGGCTGGCCTTCGAGGATGCCGCCGATGCTGCGGTGGTAGACGCCTGCCGCGCGGGCGATCTTGGCCTGCGTCCACTGGGCGCCGAGGAGTCGTTCGATGTGGGCGCGGGTCTGGGTGGCGTCGATGCGCCTCTGTTCGCCGCGGTGGCGCTCGAGTCGGATACGGCTCATGTACCGGTAGTGGGCTGCCTTGCACTCGTCTCGGCGGCATCCGCGGACGTAGCAGGCGCGGGTTCCGTGTCCGTAGTAGTTGCTGGTGGTCACTGTCCTGTCTCCTTCCGCTGGTGCGGGATGGTCGGGAGGGCGTAGATGGCGTTGCAGGTGGTGATGTCTTCGCGGGCTTCTCGCATGCGGCGGTCGGCCCGCCAGCGGCGGAGGTCGTCCATAACCTGGTCGACGGTCCGGACGCGGCGCTGGAAGGCGGCGACCGCGGCGGCGTTGATGCGGTGGATCCGGCGGAGTGTCGCTATGGCCGTGGCCAGGGCGGCAAGTCCGGCCAGGACCCATGCGGCGCTCACGCGGCGGCCCTCGACTGTCCGGTGCGGCTGTGGCGCTGCTCGGCTATGACCAGGCCATTGACGCTCAACCGCCAGACAGAGATCCGATGCCCGTGGGTGCTGGACAGGGTGGAGGGGACGACGCGGCCGGTGTGCTCGATCAGGCCGGCGGTGCGCAGCGAGTTGATGGCGGCGCCGAGGAAGCCGTGCCCCAGCTCGGGGAGCACGTCCCGCAGATCGTTCGCCGAGAACTCGTCGTGACGGGTGCCGTAGTGGAAGACGGCCTGCTCGACGAGGAACCGGTCCCACGACGACTGGTCGGCGAGGTCCTCGAGGAGGAGGTCCTTCTCGGCGGAGGCGAGACGCTCGGCGGGAGTGAGGTGACGGGGCATGGCGGTGTCCTCTCTCATCTGCTGTCCTGGGTGGTGGCGGCCCGCGATTCGGGCGCGGGCCGCCAGGTGGTGCTACTGGGCGGCCTTGAGCGCTGAGCCGCGCTCCTTGATGTAGGCGCCGAGGCTGGTGGGCTTTCCGGTGCCGGGGTGCATGAGCGGCATGGCGAGCGCGCTGGCCGCTTCGACTTCGCGGTACAGGGCGAGGAGGCTGTCGGCAGTCGCCTCGGCGGAACTGGCGGCGTCGACCCACGCGGCGGTGTCGATCTCCTTGGCGCCGGCGCGCAGCCAGTCCAGGTAGGGCTTGGCGATGTCACGGGCGCCGTCGGGTCGGTCGATCTCCAGGCCGTTGAAGGCGGGGCAGCGGGTCTTGATGAAGCGCAGCTGGTTGGCCCGGTTCAGCTCTGCGGCGACGCCGAACTCGAACTCGATGCCCTTGCGCTGTTCGGCGAGCATCCCTTTGCTGACTGGGGTCTTGCTGCCGCGCTCGAGGACCCACTTCTCGGACGAGCGCATGGTCACCACCACGTGCCCGGGGTAGGCCATGAGGGCTTCGATCATGTCGTCCTGGATTTCGCCACCGTCCTTCCAGGCAGCGAACTTGTTGCCGCTGTACTTGGCGTCGGCGACCTGGGCGACCTGGTCGAGGGTCCCCTCGGCGCCCTTCCAGAAGTGGGTGAGCGAGTCGACCATGATGACTGGGTAGCCGGCGTCGGCAGCGGCGGCGATGGCCGCTTCGAGAGCCCGCGGGTTGTAGCGACGCATGGGCACGGTGTCGAACTGGCCCTCGATCTCGTTGACGTAGAGGGAAGCGGCGTTGCGTTCGGTGTCGATGACTGCGAACCGCTTGCCCTCGGCGAGGCCGCTGGCGATGGACAGGCCGGTGAAGGTCTTCCCTGAGCCGGACGGCCCCTGGAGGGAGAGGCGGGCCTTCTGGCCGTCCTTGGTGGCGGGCCTGAAGGTGACGGGGCCGTCGTCGTACTCGTCGGCGACGTTCCCCTGCTGGGGCTGGGCCCGGCGGACGGGCGGGGGCAGCTGATTCACGAGATCTCCTCGATGGCCTTCTTCTCGGCCCACGGCGGGAGCGAGACGTGCAGGGTGGTGAGGCTGTAGGCGGGCCACTCGCCGGTGGCCTGGCAGACGCGAAAAACGTGAGCTGCTTGGCGGTTCAGCTCGTCGCCGATGGCGCGGGCGGGGAAGTCGAGCTCGACGACCTGCACCAGGTATGGCGGCTGCTTCTCCTGCATCACGAACTTGAAGGTGCCGTGCGGGGGGATGAGGCCGAGCTCGATGGCCACTCGCCGGTAGTGCGGGTCTTGCTGGAAGTAGCCGTGCTGGTAGATGGCCTTCTGTATGGCGTCGGGGTGGACGGAGCGGGCCGTCTTGTAGTCGACGATCTCCGTGTCCCTCAGCCAGTCGAAGCGGGTCCGGAGCCAGGTGCCGTGCTCGTCCGGCCAGAAGGCCGACTGCTCAGCGATCCCGCTGCCGGGGGTGAAGAGCTCGGCGGCTTTGGGATGACGGGCGAGCACTTCGGCCATGTCGTCGATGCGCTGCTTAGCGTCGCGCTTGAGGGGCACGTTGCCGGCGGCGCGTATGGCAGCGACCTTGGCCTTGGTCTCCTTGGTGTCCCACCGCTCTGCGTCGACCACGACCAGCTCGGGTCCGTCTCCGAGGACCACGGTGTGGGCCGCGGTGCCGAACTCGTAGGCGGGCTTGTAGGGCTCGGGGTTGTCGAGGAAGTACTTGAACCGGGCGGGGCAGTCGGTGAGGCGCCGGATGCCGGTGGAGGAGAGGCTGCCGCCGGGGATGGGGTCTGCGTGGTACAGCTCGGCGGGGATGTCGTACAGGCCGGGCTCGACCTCGCCCCCGGCGGCGGTCACTGCTTGCCGTCCTCGGCGTCGAGGCAGTCTTCGCAGACAGGCCCTTCGGGGCGTCGGGCGAACGGTCCGATCGTGCTGTCGCAGCGGGTGCAGGCGATCACGCGGCACCGTCCAGCTGCTCGAAGCCGACGAGGCGGGTGCCGCCCTGGCCGCCGCGGTTGCCGATGCGGTAGAGCGCGGTGACGTCGAACGGGTGCTGCGAGGTGATGTCGGCGATGAGGTAGCGGATGTGGCCTTCGAAGCTGTCTCCGTCGGCGACCCGCTGACGGATGTCGTCGAGCAGGTCGAGCAGCTCCTGGCGGCTCATGTTCTGCATCTGGGGCTCCTGAGGGTGTGGGGTTCCAGCACCGCCCCGGGTACGGGGGGTGTGGGGCGGCGCTGGCTGGCGCGGAGCTGGGGGCTCGACGCGCCGTCTATGGGCGGGCTACTTGAGGCGGATGGGCATGCACACGGCCCGGTAGGTGTCGCCGTCGACCGGCTGGATCAGCACCGGCTTCTCCGGTGTGGTGAACCAGATTTGAACCTGCCCTTCGACGGGGGCGAGCAGGGAGGTGAGGAAGCTGGGCCGGTAGCCGGCTGTGAACCCGTCGAGGTCGGCGGTCTCGGCCTCGAGCTTGCTGGCGCCCCGGGCGCCGTCCGTACCTCCGGACACAGTCAGCTGGCCCCCGCCGATGCTGAAGAGGGCGGGAAGTTCGCTGGTCTCGTTGACGAGGGATGCCCGCTTGACGGCCTCCAGCAGTTCGGCGGCGTCCACCCTGAGCCATCCCACCGCGGTGGCAGGGTTGGGGAAGAAGCTGTCGATGGCGGGGAAGTCAGTGGCGATTACACGGCTGGTGACGGTCAGCCGGTCGCTGGACAGGCAGGCCACAGCGCCATTGGCGGAGGGGAATCCGATCCGCACCTTTCCGTCTGACATCTGCTTGGCAGTGACTGCGATTCCGCCCGCAGGCAAGAGGAGCTCACCGTCACCGTCCGCGTCAGGGGTCCAGGGGAGGCGATGCCGGACGATGCGGTATCGGTCCGAGGCGGACACGACGAGCTGGTCACTGTCGGCCCGCACGTGGACGCCGGCGAAGCCTTCCATGGTGCCGACGGCTTCCGTGGGGGGCATGGCTGCCTGAGCAGCGTGCGTTACAGCCGTGGCGAACACGGCGCCGTCAACGGTCCCGGATGCGCCGGGTGGTTTCGGCAGTGCCGGATAGTCGCGGTGGTCCATGACTGGCAGGGTGAACGTGGCGCCGGGCGCGGTCAGGGTGATCTCGTGGTCGTCGGCGTCGAAGTCGACGGGCCCGATGGGCAGGGCTGCGGCAACGTCGGCGAGGAGCCTGCCGGAGACGAGGATCTTGCCGGGTTCCAGCACGTCGGCGGTGAGGGTCGCCTGGGTGGCGGTTTCCCAGTCGAACCCGGACAGGGTGGTCGGGCCGTCGGTGCCGGCTTCGATGAGGAGGCCGCTGAGGATCGGGTTGGCTGTGCGAGTGGGGAGCTGCCGGTGCGCCTGCTTGGCGGCGTCGGCGAGGGCCCGCTGTTCGATGCGGAGTTTCACGCCGCCTCCGTCCGCGGCTCGTCGTTGATGACGGTCTCGGTGTCGCGGGGCTCGGGCTCGGCGAAGCCGTCGACCTGGAGGTCGCTGATGGGGAAGAGGTCGGGCTGGATGTACTGCACAGGGTTCTCCTTCTGGAGGTTGAGCGCCGAGGCGGAGGGGCGGGTCACCGCCGGCCCGGCGAGTTCAGGTGGCGCCCTATGGCGATGAGGGCGAGTGAGATGGGGGTGGTGGCGGCCAGCTGCAGCCACAGGCGGGTCATCAGGTGGTCTCCGGTCCGAGGACCCGGCGGGTCCAGTCGTCCAGGGACTCGACGTGGCCGGCGTCGGCCGTCGCGGTGTAGGCGGTGGTGGTCTGCGCGGCCCGCTCGATCTCGACGAGGTCGAGTGCGCGGAGGAGCTGGGCGCCCGTGGCCTCACGTATCGGGGCCGGCGCCGCAGGCAGGTCGCACAGCAGCGCGGACACGATCGCCGCCTGCGGGGTCACGAGACGGCCTCGACGATGTCGACGTGGCTGAGACAGATCCCACCGGCGTAGCCCTCGACGGAGACGAGAACCTCACCACCGCCGATAACCCAGGCCGGGGTGCGGGTGACGGTCTCCAGCCGCTCGAAGAAGCTGGGTGTGTTGTCCTCGGGTCGGGTGAGAGGGAAAGCGACGACACGAGTGCCGACCGGGTGGGCGGCGTTCCAGGCGTCAGCCTGCTGTTGGCCCCTCTTCTTTGCGGCCTCAAGAGCCTTGCGGTAGTTCATGCCGCCACCACCTGCTGGGCCGCGTCGTAGAGGCCGACGGCCCAGACGATCGCGTGGCACTGCCAGACGTAGTGGTAGTCGAGGGAATGGATGTTCCAGTCGAACCACGCGTCGCTGAAGTCGAATCCTTCAAGGCGGCGGGTCCTGACGGCGTGCTTCTCGCCGTTCTCCCGCTCGTGGCGGATCGCCCACATGACGCCCCGGTCGTAGCGGGCGGCATCGTCGTCAGTAGCGCCGCAAGAGCACTCCCTGCGCTCCTTGACCCCGTACTCGAACTCGCCCAAGACCCGAGTGGCGTTTCCCTCGTCGTCGAGGTAGTTGCTCTGAAGCACCTCTTCGGTGACGGCCTTGCCGACGCCGCGCGGGGCCCAGCCCTCGCGGATGGCGTCCCGGGTGTACTCCCTGATCCGCGCTTCGAGGAGGCTGCGGTTGTACTTGGCAACGGAGTCGCGGCCGTTTACCAGCATCCGAGCCCAGTGGTTCGGGCTCACCCGGCCGCGGAACGCGTCGAACATGTCCTCGCGGTCGGCGGCGTAGTGCGCGAAGTGGAACGATCCGTGGCTGCCAGCAACGACGAGGTTGTGCGGCCAGGTGACCAGCTCAATGACGGTCATGCTGGTCTTCGGGGCGGCGAACCGCAGGTACCGGAACGGGCCGTCCTCGCGTTGCGTGGTGATCTTGTGGTTTGGGACGTCGCCCTTGAAGTGCTCAGCGATGCGCTTGTGCTCGCTCATCGGGTTCCTCGGGTGTAGTCGCGGCCGGCGAGGTCGGGGTCGATGTCGAGGAAGGCGTGCCACTGGTCCCAGTGGGCGCCGTCGGGGTCCGGGTGTGCGGCGCGGGCGTGGGCGCGGATCTCCGCGATCTGCTGCTCCAGCTCGGCGGCCGGTACGTCCAGGCGCTCGATCGGGTTGATGCTCATCGGGGCTCACCCGCTTCGTACTGGGCGCGGGCCTCGAGGTCGTGCTGCCGGGCTTCCCAGTACGTGTAGAAGAGGGTGTCGAGCGCCCCTTCCTTCTCCGACTCGGGGAGCGAGTCGAATGCGGCGCGGCCGATGTCGAGGACGTCGAAGCCGTCAGGGCACGTCTCCCGCAGCATCTCCTCGGCCTCGGAGAACATGGCTTCCCAGGCGGACACCATCGGGACTCGGGACGTGATCCGGTCGAACTCGTCGACAGGCTCAGGGTTCTGGAAGAATGTGGACATGGTCCACTCCTGTTCTTCAGGGTTCTGGGGGTTGGATCTAGGGCTGCTGCCGGGCTCTGACACACCGGCGGCGGCCCGCATAGCCGACTAAGCGGCTCGGGAGAAGCGGCTCTCTGCGGGGCGCATGTCGCGGGCTGCGATCTCCGCAGCCTCCTGCGCTTCGGCGACTGCAGACTCCTCCAGGCTTCGGAGGTAGTTCTCGATCGTCTCGACCCGGGCGGCGACCTTCTTGCCGATGAGCACGGTCGGCGGGCCTTGGTCCCGCATTCGCCACTTCCGGTACGTGCTGGGAGTGATGCCGAGCCGGCTGGCGATGCCGGGGATCAGTACAGACCCGTCCTCGCCGCGGTAGTCCTCGATCCAGACAAAGCCGGGCGGCGGCGCCTGGATCCTGAGCTTTCGGTTCTCGGTCACTGAGTGCCTCTCTTATGTGGGGCTAAGTGAGTCCCCTGGATGGCTTGCCTACGACTCTGGAGCCGTTCCGTTCTGATTCGGAGACGCCGGGGGCGCAAAAAGGACCAGTAGGGCCACGCCGACGTTCTCCGCTATGGCCTCGGCGTCCTCTGATTCGACGTCCACCCGCTCGCCGGTCAGCAGGTGACCTATCAGTGAGTGGTGGCGACCGATGGCGGCACCGAGGGTTCGGGTGCTGAAGGGGGTCCCTCGGCCGGGGTGGTCCATGACCCATCGAAGGATCTGCTTGTTGCGGAGTTCATAGCGCACGCTCACCGGCTCCCGATCGGAACAGTTCGGCTCTCGATGTGAACAGTGAAGCAGATCGAATCCGCATCGTCTACAGATTGGAACGGCCGGATGTGAAGTTTTCGCCAAGAGATCCCAGCGGTAGCATCAGGTCGTAGACGATTCGTCTTCGAAGCAGGATGGTTGTACGGCCTGGCCTGCGATTTGTCGGACCAGAGCGGATCGGACGAGAGACAGCCAGCTTGAATGAGACCCGAGGAGAAAGCGGCATGGAGGCGTCAGCCCCCGAGCAGAACCGCAGTGCGACCTCGCCAGGCATCCCCGACAACCTCGCCAGGGACATGGATCGCGACGCACTGAGCCAGCTGGTCCGCAACGTCAATGACGACGGCCGCGGGGTCTCCTACGAGAAGATGGCCAACCGGGCGTCTGCCGCCGGCTACTCCCTCTCCAAGCCGTACTTCCAGAAGATGGCAACGAACGCCGTCTCCACGGCCCCCACACCCGATCGCCTTCGCGCCATCGCAGCAGGGCTCGATGTGCCGCTGCCAGTCGTGCAGCGCGCGGCAGCCATTCAGTACCTTGACTACCAGGCCACCGAACTGGCCGGCTACGACGACGACATCCGAGTCATCGTGGCCCACCTCGCAGGCATGGAGAAGTCGGAGCGCCGTCGCTGGCAGGCGATGATCGAAGCGGACGAGCGCGCCAAGCGAGACGGTCTCTGACCGATCGGCACCGAGTGTCTCTGGACCGCACTGAATCGGATCTACAACGGACCGTTGTGGACGCGCCGGTAGAGCGATATCTTCCGGTTCTGAACTCATTCGTCCCAGGGGACCCCCACTTCCCTGATTGCCCCGCGGGGGTGGATCTGTGTTGTCGGTGACCTACGAGCTCAAGGATCTTCCTGAGGACGCTCCAGTCAGAGTCATGGAGGGGCGGGGCTGGGTTCACTACGAGCTCTCACGGGGGCTGTTCGTACCCGAGGGTGTGGCCGCCCTCAACTCCGCCACCAGCATGGTCATTGCTGGGGGACAGTGGTTCCAGCTATGGAGGGGCGAGGTCATCAAGTTCGACTCGCCGCAAGCGGAAGGACTCCCCCATGCCCGGATACATCGAGGACCGCTGGTTTAAGAAGGGCCCCGCCGATCCCAAGACTGGCAAGCCCACACGGGTCAAGACGGACCGTCACGGCAAGGGAAAGCGGTGGCGGGTTGCCGGGGTCCCCGGCGTCCGCGATCGAAGCTTCGAGAATCTCGAAGGGGAGCACGGAGCCAAGACGTGGCTGAAGAACTCGGCCACCGACACATCCCGCGGCACGTTCTACGACCCGCGCGACGGCTCCATGCTCCTCGACGAGTACGTGCGGGTTCACTGGTGGCCGCATCTTCGCAAGCCCCCGGGCACCAAGCAGTCCATGAAACCGCGGGTGTTCAACCACATCCTGCCCCACGTTGGGCACCTTCCGCTGAACCGCATCGGCCATGATGAGATCCGGGCCTGGCTGACACGCGTGGAGCAGGACATCGACGTCAACACCGTGCGAACGACGTGGCGTCACTTCTCATCGATCATGCAGGCGGCACACAAAGCAAAGCGGATCCCCGAGAACCCGTTCCGGGACGAGGACCTGTCTCCCCCTGCGGCGCCAGAGTCCAAGGCGAAGGCATGGACGAAGGAGACGGTAGCCGCTGTGCGGGCGGAACTCGGCGACCGCTACGGCATCCTCCTCGACTTGGGGATCACGGCCGGCCTCCGGCAGGGCGAGTGCTTCGGTTTCTCCCCGGATGACATCGACGGCGAGGAGATCAGCGTTGTCCGGCAAGTTGTCCGCATCAACAGCCGGCTCGGCTTCGCGCCGCCGAAGGGCGGCAAGACCCGCACGGCGCCTTGCCCACCGGAGCTGGCCCGGGCCGTCAAGGAGTACAGCAACGTTTTCCCGACGGTGGAGGTGACGCTCCCCTGGGTTGACCCTGACCGGCCCAGCGTGGACTGGGAGAAGCGGCCCAAGCGGACAGTACGTCTTCTTGTGACCACTCCTAGGACCTCCGGCGTCAGTGGCGGCGCGCTGAACCGGAGCACATTCGACGACAAGATGTGGAAGCCGGCGCTGGCCCGCGCGGGCGTGATCCCGGAGCCCGTGGTCGAGTACGTTCAGGGGAAGGGCAAGAAGCCGTGGCGTCGGGTGCAGTGGGCGATGCCGCGGGAAGACGGCTTCCACGTCACCCGCCACACGTTCGCTAGCGTCGTCCTGGCGGCGGGTGAGACGATTACTCAGCTGGCCGCATGGCTGGGCCACAGCGACCCGGCCTTCACGCTGCGGACCTACGTGCACTTCATGCCGAAGTCCGGCCGCCGGGCGCTGGCCGCTCTGGGCGCTTGGATGGCGCCGGGTGATGGGGTTGCCGTCCCTGCGGTCTCAACCGGATCTGATTCTCCCCAGATTCTCCCCAACATCGATCTGGATCAAGAAAAATCCCCCTAAGTCGCAGGTCAGCGACTTAGGGGGCAGACGAGTCGGGCTGTACGCCGGGTTCTGTACCCCGGGCTTTTCTCACCTGGAGCTGAAGGCGCGAGAGTGGACCGCCCTCGCGTTTTCCCTGGTCCGACCTGTTCTGATGAGTTCCGACCCGGGGTCGATGCGGAGTCGACCTGTTCCGATCCCCTCCTCCCCGGGCGCTCCCCACTCCCCGGAT